TTCGGAAGCTATATTATTATCATTATCATTTACATTAACATTTACATTTACATTAACAGCTTCGTTTGCTTGGCTTTGCTTCTTTTGCTTCGTTTTTGTTACACGTTTTTCAGAGTTTTGTATTATTTTCGTGCTTTTCTCACTCTTCTTCGCTCTGACCTGTCCACTTTTTACCCCACCTTTCCGACCTGCTGCAGAACGCACTTTTTTAACCTCGTTCCACTTTTCAGCATCCCTTTCCATCTGCTGGCGGATGGGAATCCAGACATATTTCAGCGGAATGCCCAGTTCCGGTTCGTTGCCGTTCTGTGCATAACCTACCATCGCCTTGAAGAGTATTCCGGCTTCCTCGTCGGACAGTTCATTCAGGATTTCTTCCAAATCGCAGTAAACGACAAAACTCTTCTTTTCCTCTGCCATCTCTAATCACCTTCGTATATAATCTCCACAATTCGTCTTCCGGTGCTTCGCTTGTCGCAGAACTCGACTCGGAGCGGATACCTGTACATCCAGCTCGACAGTATCCGGAAGACTCTCTCTCCTCTAACCTTCGTGTGCGGACTGGACCATAACAATAGGTCTGCAATCTCTTTCACGTGGATCCAGTTCGCTCTGTCTTTGTACCGATTCTGTTCAACCAGAAGAACCAGTGTTGCCCCGGCCTTCTTTACCCGTTCCAGTTCTCTCCTGAATCGCTCATGATCAGCCGTGCAGTTCTTCGCCAGTTCCGCAATGTTCTGCTTTCGGTCAATCACAATTCCTGGTCGGTTGTAGTCCGCATAGTCTCCGAAGAGAAGCTTCGTCGAGACGTACTCGATTCCGTTCTCTTCGAAGTGTTTCAGAATTGATTCGATAGCCTTTGCTTTTTCACGGCTATCCACCAGCATCAATCTGTTCTTCATCAGAACGGTGCATCCTCGTCATCGTAGTCCACTTCGGTGAATCCCTGCGGAGCCGTTTCCGTTGCGCTTTTCTTTCCAACAAAATTGAAGTCTTCAACCCTTACGTTCCAGTTCGTTCTGGACTCGTCTGTCTTCGGCTTGTAAGACTCCATCCTTCCTCTGACTATAATCTCGGAACCCTTCGAGAAGTATTTGTCAAGGACATTCGCACGTTTGCCGTACATCACGCAATAGAACCAGTCTGTTTCATCTCCGTAGTCTCTGGAAACTGCGAGCGTGAACGTGACCTTGCTGAACGTGCCGTTCTGACCGTTTACTTCCGAAAGCTCTGTATCTCTTCCTAAATATCCATGAAGTGTTATCTGATTAAGCATATGTACCTCTTTTCTGTATATGTCAAAGCGGAGCGGAGTGAATGATTTTTATATTTTAAAGGAATAATCGTAAAATCTAATCTATAAGGTAGGATGTTGTTTATGACAAAAAATATTGCTATCACTGTTTATGGGGAAATACAATGAAATCGCTTTGTCTCCGTTCCGCCTTAACTCAAAATTAATACCTGACAATGTAGTCCGCTCCGAGGAAGTCTAGGATCTCCTCGAATTTATCTACGGTCAAATGCCTTTGGTCTTTTTCCCATCTGCACACCGAAGCGACCGATGAACCGACCGCCTCTGCGATCTCCTTCTGGGAAATGCCTCTCTCTTTTCTTATCTGCCGAATCGTCTGTCCGGCAGTCAGTATATCTCTCATTTAAATTGCCTCATTTATCTCGTATATTTCCGGTTCCTTCAGCTTCTTTGTTGCCTTGCAGTAGTCACACCGTTCGCACCGAATCGGCTCGACCAGACCCTGTTTGATCAGGTCGAATCTATCAATCTTTGCTCCGACTAACTGGAATGCAGCATCCAGTATGTGCTGCGGAATCTGAATAACCTTGATGTCTGGAATCTTTTCCTTCGTAACCGCCACGATGTAGAACGGAAGCGGTTCGTCTCGACCTGTTACCTTCTGCTCGATTCTCTGGTAGACGGCGCCCTGGATGTCGTAACCCCAGTATTCAATCCAACTGACTCGACCGCCTTTCGATGAGTCGTAAATATCCTCGAAGTCTCTGACCGTCTTCAAATCGACGATTCTCGTTTCGTCGTAAACATCAAACTTCGCCTTCCAGTCCACTCCGAAAAGGTCAGCGGTCATGATGGTCTGCTTTTCGCCGGTTAAGTAGTTCATCATCAGGCTGTCTGACTCGATTCGGTCTATCAGTCTTCCGGCATCTCTGAACTTCGCCTTGATTTCTCCGTTCCGTTTAAACATTAAGTGACCATACTGTTCCTCGAAGTCATCCATCTCGTCTGAAAAATACGCATCTACGTACGAGCCGATGAGAAGCGCATCGGTCAGTTCACGCTGATATTCGCCACTGACTTCTGCAAGTCCGCTTGCCTCGCATTTGTTGAATGATTTGAAGGCGCTGACTGACCAGTACCTTCTCATCATTTCTCTGTCAAAATAGTTCTTATTAGTTAATTCCATATACCCTCCACACGCTCTCAAATCGATTATGAGCCGATTTTATCCGATTCTTGAGTATTTACTCGCTAGCGGAGTTCTTCGCTTCGATTGCGCAATCGTAACAAAGGAATCTGTTGAATTTCGTCAGCGAATTATTCGCAATCGCCTTTGCTGAAAACTTACCGTGCCCCTCGATGACCCTTCCGCACTCTTCGCATGTAATCTCATCGGTTCTAGGCGGGTAATCACGAACCCTCAAGCATTCGGTAGTCTGACCGAACGCGCTGATTGTCGCCTTGAAGATTCCAATCTTCTTTCCTTCCCAGTCTTCCACCCTCGTCGAGTTGTATGCCTTGCTGATTGCCTTTGCGTTGGTCGTATTGCAAATCATCGGCTTGTAATCCTCTTTGAAGTGGATCGTGAGCTTCTTTTCTCTTCCTCTGTCGTTCTGTACATCATCACGTGCCGCATAGTCTATAGTTAGCACCAGGTCTCCCGAATCAGGAATATCCCATGATCCGAGGAAACTTTTGTCCATAAATTTCCTGAAATCGCCTTTTAGTCTTTCTGCCATTTCTGCCTCCATTAATCAACTAATCTATATAGTCCGAACTTTTCTCCGTTCGGCCTTCTTTGCCATGTCATCTCAATCGAGTGTCCTCTTTCCTTCAGGTCTTTGATTCGTCTCGGAAGACTTATGATGCTGAAGTTCTCAAATGCTTCCCAAGATGTAATACCATCGTGAGTCTGCATGTACTCGAGGACTGCCTGATTCTGTGTTCTTCTCTTTTTAGTACTCATCGTGAATCCTCCCTATCGCTCCGTATCCGTATACCTCTCTCACGATTTCGTGAAGAATCGCTCCGAGAGAGTTTCCGGACACGTTTATCTTCATTACGCTTCCGTCGTTGAAGGCAACCGTTACAACCTCTCTGGTCCATCCGTGTTTCGTATCGACTGAATACTCGAGGCTCTGAACGTATGACCTTTTGTCTTTCTTCAAAAGATCCTCGACTACCTTTGTCCATTTAGCCTTGTCTTCCATTACTCAAGACCTCCTGAAAGAAACGCTCCGAATCCAATCGCAATTAGTCCGATTATCATCTTAACAATCACTCCTCCGAATCCAATCGATTCAGCCTCGAGGCTTCCTGCTGCGCCCATCATGTAAAGCAGTCCGAAAAGTGCGACTGCGCCACCTGTCATTCTCTTCATTAGTCTTTCCTGAAACATATCTTGACCTCCCTTTCGTTAATCATCTGATACAGTCTGTTACACGCCGTGCTCCGCTTCGTTGTGTATCCGTCCGTTGCGAATCTGCACGTTCCAATCTCCGTTCGCTTGTCTTCCGTTCCGTCTCTCTTCAGAGTCGGCTCGAACATCGGACAATCACGGCACATCAGGTTGAGTCCGTGTCTTTCCTGTTTCTGTTCCTCTTCGAAATCTTCCTGCATGTAACTGATCCGAGCGATTAAACCCTCGAAGGTCACTGTCGGTTCCTTATCCCGAAGTTCGTAGAGTTTGCGGTTAAGCCGTTCCGTTAACTGTTGAGCCGAGTCTCCCTGGACGATGGCGAACTGCTGGTAGCTTGTCCTCCTCATTTAAAAAATCACCTCCGTTTTGATATTGTAGGTGATTAGTTTTCGTTCGGTAAGGTACCTCCCCTATTTTATTAAGATTCTGTATGCGTTGTCTTTTGCGGAATCTTAAAAATGTCTAAATATTAGGAACCGAGTTGGTTCCCTATCGAATTGTATCACTATCACCTAATACTATTATACTCTTTTTTGTCGGTTTGTCAATTAAAAAATGACGTGATATAATGTTTTTTGAGGAGGATTAAAACAATGGGAAAATGTATGAAATGCGGAAAGGAATCGTTCCTTTTCAAGAACTTTAAACTCAAGGACGGAGAAATCTGCAAGAAGTGTTTCAGGTCACTCGGATTCGATAAGTCGTATGATCTGATTACAAACGCCTACTCTTTCGATGAAATCAAGGACGGAATGGAAGAGATGTATCGCAAGAAAAATGAAAAGAAAAAAGTAGATGTCGGTTTTTCATTTGCAAATTACGGACAAGAACGTGAGCTGGATAGTGAACCAGAAGAAAGAGAGATATTCAACATTATCTGTTCTCTATGCGCTGACCTCGGAAGAAATCCAGAAGAAATCAAACTCGTTAGAGTTTCAGACGATTACGTTACGGCAAAATTAGGAGAATGGGATCTAGCTCGTTTTCACTGGGGTCCTCGTTCAAAATGGATAAAATTTCCTCTCTATGACAGACCGAAAGACAGAAGGAAAATTACATCTCCTGAAGATGTTCGTCAATACGCGGACACTCTTAAAGATACAGTAGCTCACATCGAAAAATATTCGTAACAAAAAAAGGCACCCGTTTCCGAGTGCCTCTTTTCGATGAAGAACTTAAATGACTTAATCGTTCACCATATCGATTCACAATTTAATTATACACTATTTCAGAAGAACTTTCCACGTCTTCTTCCCTACCACTCCATCGGCAGTAAGTCCGTGTTTCTTCTGGAATCTCTTAACCGCTTTTTCAGTTTTGCTTCCGAATATTCCGTCAGCCTTGATTTTCAGTTTTTTCTGGAGGAGTTTCACGTATTTGCCTTTACTGCCTTTACGGAGTGTAGGGTATGCTTTTTTAACCGCCTTTTTCGTTGTTGTCTTCTTCTTAGTTTTATGCTTCTTGACGGTCTTTTTAACCGCTTTCTTGACAATCTTCTTGTAAAGAGGTCTTCCGTAACAGTAAATCCACGATGAACCCAGCACGTATTTCTTCTTACGAACTCCGCCACCGTTCGGACTGAATCCTGAAACGGTCGTGTTGAACTCGATGGTATATACGTACGATTTGGTAACGCCTACCACCAGACCGATGTGCGAAAGGTTATGGAAGAAGACCAGATCACCGAACTTCGGCTTCTTTGTAATCCTCTTCTTTTTCTTGAATGCCTCGTACATTGTCGGTACGTAATTCGTATAACACCCGCACAGAGCCTGTTTGCCTCGTCTTATTCCGAGTGAGTAGGCAAAGCACCAACAAACACCGTTGCAACACCAGAAGTCCGTCAGTGTTCCCGCCTTTCGGATTTTCTTCATGTCACGATTGTATTTCGTGTAGTTATTAAATCCGGCATTCTTTCGCTTGTAGTCTAGGTACTTGTTGGACTTCTTCTCAAGGTAGCCGACCTGCCTTTTTGCAAGCTCGACCACCTTTCTCTGTTCGGTAGCCATTATTCTACCTCTTCGGTAGGTTCTTCGACTAGTTCAAAATCATCAACATCATCTATCAGGTCTATGCCGTCCATGTCGATTGAATCACTCATCGCATCCGTAAAGCCTTCAGCGAGGATGTAAGCGATCAGAGTACCGCCAGCCATAATGATAGCCGTTATCTGCGTAGCCGTTTCGGTCGGCACTTTGTACAGTGTCATTATCGGAGTGATGAAGCCGATGAGTGCGAGCCAGAATTTACGTGATGTTAATTTACGTTTAATGTCCATTGTTTGTAATCCTTTCTATGTCTTCGATTCTGTGATTTGCAACCTTGATTTTCTCTTCATTAAGCGAAATTCGTTCTTCAAGGTCGTATGTTCTGTCAACGAGGCTGTTATGCTTTTCTACCTTCTTTTCAAGTTGCTCGATTCGGTAGTTCATCATTCGGGTGTTGGCGACAATGCCGATGAACGAACCGAAGGCACTGCCACCTAACCCGATTAGAGCAACCGTCACTGTTTCAGTCATTTGAGTCAATCCTTTCGAGTAGTTTCAGAGCGATGTCAAGTACAAGTACGATGATGAGGATTTTCTGAACCGAAATCATTCACTCAACCTCTTTTCAATATACTTCTTTAAATTAGCAATATACTCAACCTCAATATCTCCCGAATCCGCCCAGATGTTGTTTGTTCCATTCAGAGTTGGAATTGATACGGATGGAAACGTAAACTCAATTGGTGTGGCTAGTTCGTAGACTATCTGAACGTTTGACATTGCAGTTTTAAAATCAGCAGTATTCGAATAACTTGTATCTGTAACCACTGTATAACTAGTGTTCGCAGGTTTCGTTATTGACTTATCAGGCTTGTTCGAATACGCCACAGTGTCGTAGGCACTGCATAATATGTTCGGAGGAACTGCGTTACTCGTAGCCTGTTTGTCTCCTAAAATACAAGCGAATCCATTATAACCATTGAACCAGTTTTGAGCACCGACGGTTGTTATCGCTCTTGTAATCACCCCTCTTCCCTCTTCAGGATAAATCGTCGCCCCGTACACCGTCTGCCCGAGGTTGATGGTGGTCTGAATGCCGTTGTACGGTTCGTAGGTGGTTGCGGTGGTGCCGAGTTCGAGTTGAATGTCTGCATTGGCAAATCCCTCGAATGTCGCACCGCCACTATTACAGTTGAAGCAGATATATTTTGCTTTAGCCTGTTCGTCGCTTACATATTTGTTTGCTTCTGTTGTAGCACCTTCTTTCCCAAAACCATATCCAGCCAATACGTTGCCGATTCTTGTGCCATTTGTTTCATTATAGAACGAAATGGCTGCGCCAAGTTGTCCTGTTCCACCAAAAGAGTTTTGGCATGATACAGAATACGTCCCCTCCGCATTAATAGGGTTTGGGAAAAAGCGATTCCATCCTGTAGAGACCATCTCGCTCTCATCGAGTTTCAGCAAATTCTTCCCAACGCTATTAACCTCAACCGCACTAAACCCGCTTATCTCCCTAACGTTATCTGGACTCGGAGTTCCGCTTCCTGCCTGTTTCGGTTCAATCTGTACCTCGGTTGCAACTGCATTCAGTCCACTTCCGTCAGGGAACGTTGCAATACTGCCGCTTGCCGTGTCGGTGACCGTCATGAACGATAAATCAGCGATGCGGTTGTTGACTAGGCTCGTCCCGTTTGTCGTTACATCCGTCACGATGTTGTCCTGTTCGATTGCCGTTTCGATTTCCTCGATGTCCGTCTGTGCATCGATTATCTGATTTCCGATTGTAGTCAGTCTGCCCTCTGCATCAGTGAGTCCGTCTTCCAAATCGGTCAGACTTGTCTGAACTGTTGTGAGCCTGTCTTCAAGCGAACCGACCGAAGTCGACAGAGCCGTCATTCTTGATTCAAGATTCGTAACGCCTGTCTGTAAAGCACTCACATCTCTCTGCAAGGTCGGTACGGCTGATTCCATAGCCGATACGCTTGTCTGTAAATTCGCTACGTCTGTCAGAAGACCGTCAACGGTTGACCTCATTCCGCTTACATCCGAAACGAGTCCGTCCACCGTGTCTTCCATGTTTGATACGGTTGTGTCTACAGCGGTTACCCTCGGTTCGAGATTCGTCACGGTCGTTTCTGCCGTAACCAGTCTGCTCTCAATCGATTCGAGTTCGGACTTTGCCGTCTGGTAAGCGTCGAGGTCGGAGAGGAACTGCTCGTATATGTTTTCACTCGGTGCTATCAAATCCGAGTTCGCAGCACCCTGTCCGATTGAGTATTCCAGAACCGAT